GTCGTGAACTGGGATGCGTTCACGGACTATCTGGAGTCGCAGGACATGCCTCAGGAGTTCTCGCTCGATAGCATCATCGAGTACGACCCGAAGAATGATCCTGACAATCTGATCGGTGACAGGTGGCTACGTCGCGGTTCATCGCTTCTCTTCGTAGGCCAAAGTGGTTGCGGCAAAAGCTCAATGGCCGCGTATCAGGGGATGAAGTGGGCGTCCGGCGAAGCATGGTTTGGCGTAAAGCCCGTCCGGGCGTTAAAAGTGGCTTACATCCAGGCGGAAAACGACATCGCCGATCAGCATGACGCACTCAAGGGTGCGGCTCAGATGACGTTTGGAAAGGAGAACTGGGAGCGAGGATTGCGGAGCGTGGACATGCTCTTCTTCCGCGAAACGGTTCGAACCGGAACAGACTTTGCCACAATGCTCCGCCGTCTCGTTCGCAAGACCAAGGCTGACGTGGTTTACATTGATCCACTGCTCTCCTACATGGGCGGCAATCCTGCGGACATCGAGGTCTGCGCGAACTTCACGCGGCATCTGCTCCAGCCGATTATGATGGAGACAGGTGTTGTCCTGGTACTCGTCCATCACTTCCCAAAGCCGAAGGGCAAGGACGACAAGCCTGAGAGCGTGGCAGATTTGGCCTACTCAGGATTCGGATCGTCGGATCTGACGAACTGGGCGCGCGAGGTGATTGTGATGAAGGAGGTTGGCTTCAACAATCCGCGCAAGTTCATGCTCGGCATGGCGAAACGGGCCGACCGTTCCGGCATGACTGACAAGGAAGGAAAAGTCACCGGATCAATTATGATCCAGCGTGGCACGGGCGGCGACATCTCATGGAACTACGCAGAACCTGAGAAGTTCGTCGTCGATAAGGAGTCGGCTAGGAAACCCTACTCCAAAGGACGATATCCTAAGCGTTAGCCTTCTCGCGCATGGCGCGGCGACGGCCTTTCGCAGCGAGCGATTGGAACTTCGCCTTGCCGAGCTTCTTGCGTCCGATGTAAGCCGCAAGAGCGCGAGGCTCTCTCACACCCTTCTTCTCAAGACTGCTGATTAGCTTCTCGTAACGCCCACCACCACCAAGTTTCATCTTGTCCATAAATTCAAATAGGGTTTGAGGTTAAAACCGACAGAACAATCGCCAGAATCCAAGCGGCGCATGACCAAAATTTAGGCGTCGTCTTGTCCTTCGCCGTCGCGCAGTTATGCCGCGCGCGGAAATTCTTACGACGCTCAGGATTGTCGCGTTTGATTTCCATGTTCGGATCGCCGAACCGGACGATGACAACCTTGCCAGCCGGATTCTTGACGTACACCGCGCTCTTCTTCCGCTCACCAGGCGTGTAGAACGGCTTGTTGAGCGTCACCTTACGCCCCTTGTAGGTGTTACCTTTTTTGGAGAGGGAGGTTTTCATTAGTCGCGGCGACGCATTTGGCGTTGCGATTCACGCATCTGACGTTCTTCAAGTTTCTGATTCTCGTCGTGCATCTTCATCCGCTCGAATTCAAGCGTCAAAATCTTCGGCCACTGGCGAGTAAACGTGTCGAGCTGAGTTTGAGTCAGCGAATCGATTGGCTTCGAAACAGTGCTGATGTATGTGGGGTTGAGCAGGATTTTTCCAACGGTTGCAGCACCCACATTCTTGGCAATAGACATCGCAGCTTTACGCTGAGAAATGGCAAGGCCTCCAGCCCCAACGGCAGTCAAAGGTCCGCCGCCAAAATAGGTGGCAACCGTGCTTCCAACTATGAATGGCAAGACGGTCTTTTGAAGAATCGTTTCCTTGTCCGCCGTCAGATCGGAAAGCTGATCGGCAATCTTAGAAATTTTGCTGACACCGTCTTTTCCAAAAGCAGCAGTCACCATCGCGTTGTACGGACCAGGAGAAGTTCCGCCAGCGACAAGCTGCTTCATCTTAGCGGCGTCGATCATCTTTCCATCTTTCGACAAGGCGTCCTCAACGATTCTTCCTACAATGATGTTTTGGACATCACCCTGAAGCTCTGGACGACTTGCATTGATGATTTCCATGAACTTCATGGAACGGTTACGAGATGAGAGTGTGTCGGTTGATTGCTTCAGGAAATCAACGATGTCACCAGGAGTAGGTGTTGTCTCAAGCTTTCCAGACTTCAATGATCTAGCTAATGCTTGCTGAAATTCAGACTGCTTCTGAGACACCTGAGAAACGTAGTCGCTCAGGTTTTTGACAAGGTCCTTGGCGTTAGGGTTGGCCAAGATTGTCTTAATCTCATCATCGTCGAGACGGATGTTCTTGTTTTCAAGAACAGCAGCCTTGAGGTCTGCAAGCCGCTTGGCGGTGTCATCTTTCTGGTTTATCAGGACTTTTTGAAGCTGCGCTTCGTTTGCCTTTATTGCTTTTTCATTGGCAGCAAGCAGTTTTTCTGAGCCTAAAATTCCGGCATCAACATCTTTGATGAGTTGATCCTGTTGCTTCTTAAGTTCTTTAGAATTTGCCGTCAGTTCAGCCTGCTCATCGATGAGCGATTTGTAGGTTTTAGCGACATCCTGAATCTCTGCGATGCTCGGGAAGAATTCGTTGGCAACTTCCTTTGAGAGCTTTCCACGCGCACCCTTCGCTTCAATCAGCGTGTTGAGGAAGTCAGTCGGCTTTTCACCGCGAATCTGGTTGTAAATGTAATCCGAAAGGATCGGCTTAACCTCGGAAGTCCAGCGTTCACCCGCCATGTCCTTGAGTGCAGACATAGCTGTGCCACCTCTTGCTCCAATCAAAGAGGATACCATTTCAGGCGCACCACCAGCTTCCCCGATTTCCCTTAGGATTTTGTTAACGTAAGCACCTTTGAACCGACTAACGCCTTCTGCATATCGCTTGTTCTGAGCTTCAAGCGCCTTTTTTACGTCGGGATAATTATCAAAAGCCTCTGTAATCTGATCGTTAATTCTGTTTAGTTTTTTCCAATCTTCAAAATAACCTTTTTGAACGGCAGCGTTAAAATCAAACAACCTAAAAATTTGCGAGCGAATTTGCCGCAAATCCTCAAGTGTGTATTTTACCATTTCCGGCTTTTCAGCCGTTCCTTCATTTATCTCGACAACGATTTTCTTTAAGTCTGGTCTGATTTTATCAAATCCAGCCTTTTGTTCTTTATCAAACTTTTTTGCTTCCTCTCTTCCAATATCTCCAACTTCGGTTCCAGCCTCGAATGCCGAAATTGGTTTCCCAGCAGGAAAACGAGAATCAAAACCTTCTTCGATCTGTTGGATCTGCCTGGTTTTCTCGGCAATCTGATTGGTAAGCTGTTCTCTTTCAGCCTGGTTGGTTGTGGGAAGGTTGTTCTTCTGAACCGTCAAATCACGGATCTGATTTTTGAGATTCTGAGATTCAAGCTGAAGCTCACCTTCAGCGCGTCGAGCAAGTCCGACCAACTCGGAATTTTTGGAATTGAGAAACTGATCGACATTGTTCTTGGCCTGTTCTGTCAGCTCATCCGATTTTCTGACGATTACATCGACCAGATTTGGGTCAACATCGGGCTTTCCAGAAACCTGCTTTAGCTCCTCAACAATTGCTTGAGTAAGCTCGTCTCCAGAAAGTCCAGAGCGCCTTCCATTGACAACAGATTCACCGATAAACTGTTTTATGCGGTCATTCCAGTTCTGGACAGCCTCAGCGCCAGTGCCTGAAAACTCTGGCGAGTACAGAGTGCTGGCCAACTGATCGGACAATGCAGGGTCGATTCCTGCACCTCCACCAAGACGCTTTTGAATCTCAGCAGTCCGTTCTGCAAGGAATTGCTGCGTGAATGGACGCTGGAATTCTCCAGCAATTTTGGACGCACTTAACCGTCCTTTGGCTGCTGCCGACAAAGCTCGTCCACCAGTCGAAATTGACGGATAAAGAAGTCCTCCAACAATGGCATTCTGGATTACATCGCCGCCAGTAATCTCTCCGCCCATTGCTTCGATGCCAGACTTGACGAGCGAAGTTCCGGCTCCAGCTCCAAACTCTTTGGCGACTTGCTTGCCAAGCGAAGATTGCTGAGCAACGCCAGTTTCTGCGGTCGTAAGGAACGATTTAAGTCCTGGTGCAGCAGCTTTTTTGGAAAGAGAAACACCGGGGACAAGTTCAGCAGCAGCCTCAGAAACGCTGAAATTATCAGGCGAAACCATTTGGCCAACGATGTTTGCAATCGCTGGGTACGCCATTTCACCGGCAATGACCTGTCCTCCAGGAAAGAACTGAGCGGCTAATGGGCCAACATATTTAATTGCACCGCCAAGAACTTTTCTTCCGCGTTTGTTCTCGTAGTCTACAAGGAATTGTCGCTCTCTGTCGGTAAAGTCTTCGTCCGTAAGAGGCTCGTAATTGCCAGCAACAAACTTCTGAAACTTACGCGCGCTGTCTCTTCCAAGGTAAAAATCAGCCTGCTGAACCAGCGGATCTTGAGATTGAAACCGCTGCTGGCCAATCGTTCCAGATTTTGCCACAGCCTGATTCAAAGCCTGAGGAGAACCAGCATCGAGCATTGCCGTTTGCGGCGCAGCAGACGGTGCGGCCATCCCGGCAGCAGGCTGCTGGTTCACCGAGGCAAACACCTGCTCAAGTTCCTGCTCGGTAGGGGGGCTGTCTCCGGTAAGATCAATCGTTCTTCCCGAGGACGGATCAGTTACGCTGTAGGTAGGCATGATGATTATCGAACTTGAACGTCAAACCGACCGATTTTAGTTCCACCTGCAGAAGGCTGTGCGGCAGAAGGTTGCTCTTGCATTCCGAGAACTGCATCAGCCTTGCTTTCAAGTTCGTTGATGTAAGCAGAGTATTGAGGATTGTTGTCAATTCCCTGCATCCTCAGCTTCTCGACACGATCTTTGATCGAGCGAGCGGTCAATTCCTTGAAGGTTTGAACTCGTTCAGAAAACCCTGTGTCTGTCGGCTTGCCGATGGAAGAGGTAATCCTCGTCGTCTCAGACTTTGTGAGAGACTTGCCGCCTCGCTTAAACATAGCACCGCTGCTCATGTTCTCGTAAAGTTGGTTCACTTGTCTTTCTGGTCCAAACGATCCAATAGCCTCGCCAGCCTTGACCCTTATATTGAACGTCGGACCGTACAAATCCTCGGCCAGATACGGTTCCATCGGCTTGATTCCGTTCAATACCGCCTCAGAAAATTCAAGCTCATCAAGATCCAACTTCGTTGGCTTCAACGATGATGTCTTTGCCGACTCGGCCTTTTCACGGGCTATGTCGATTCTTTCAGCACCCTGAGCAAGACGACCACGACCAAGCTCTTCGCTAAGTTTCAAACGCTGCTCGCCCTGTTGAAGTTGGCCACGACCAAGCTCTTCGCGTAAAGCCAGATTCGCCCTGCCAATTTCCTCGCGTAAAGCGAGCGTAGCGTTTTGAATCTCTGAACGATTTTTACCTTCTGCAATCAAACGCTCAAGATTTGCTTGTGCGATACCGACTCGATCAAGCGTGGCTTGTGCGGTTGCTTGTTTACTTCCAATGTCTGCCTGAAATTTTGCGGTAGTTCTGGCATTGTACTCATTCCAGTCAATCTGCGGATTTCCGTTCTGATCAAGAACAACAGCGCCAATTTCAGCGGCCTTGTTGAGAAGCTGAGCCTGCTTGCTGGCAGCACTGTTGGCCGCGTTGTCTCTAGCCTTCAAAAGCATCGCTCTTTGCGAGTACTTTTCCAAATTGTTGAGCATCCGGTCAGCTTCGACGCGGTACTGCTTTGATTTGAAAGCTGGAATTAATGGAAACTTGGAATCAGGAGTAGGGTTGTCGAGATAGTCTCCGACCTGCTTGCTGAGGTCAGAAAACGCATTGAATTCCTCAACCTGTGCTTTCTGTTCACCAATCGCATCAGCAAGAGTCATGTCTCGAATCTTGTTCTGAAGCTCCATTCCTTGGCGCTGGAGCAAAGACTCGGCAGTCTGCTGCTGAAACTGCTCCATCATCCGCGCCTGAGTTTGCGCGCGGTCGAACAGGTTTGCACCTAGCTGAAATGCTTGGAGAGATTGGTCGGCCATAAGATTAGCGAATTCCAGGGTAGAAGGAAGAAGGGGGAACAGCGTACAGAGTCGCCGGAGACATCGGGTTGGTGTATGGCGTTCCTGGTGACATCGGCATTTCTCCGGTGCTGTAATCGATTGCTCCACCACTTATTGATCCTGAATTTTCAAACCCGTATCCAGAACTTGGTGAAGTTCCAGGAACTCCAGCTCCGCCAGCAGTCGGAAGCATTGCCTTGTACAGGCCATACTGCATCAGAGCGCCTCCAGCGATGTTTCCGACGTTGCTCAATGTGCTTCCGATGGCTTGCTGGAACGGCGACGGAGCAGCAGCAACCTGAGCAGCAGTCAAATCACGCCCGTACATTCTGGCCTGCTGTTCTTGAATCGCGCCGATCCGTTGAGCGGGTGTGATGAACATGCTGCTCACCGAGAACGGCTGGGCCATTCCAAATGCTCGCTGCTGCTGGATGAAGTTCTGAGCTTGAGCAAGACCCTGATTCTGAATCTGCATCGCTGTCAGACCAAAGTCGCGAGCGAGCAAATTTGTTCGAATGCCTGACGCATCTTTAAACCCTCCACCAACCGCCCGACCAGCGACAGCTCGTTGAAGCTGCGATTGAACATCTTGATCAACCTCGCCACGCAATCTTGAGCCAATAGTCTTTCCAGCCTGTTGAATCAACTGGTCATAGCCAGGAATCGCACGGCGAAGCTGAGTTTCAAGCAATGACTGTTCGGCTGCGGTCGTCTTCTCGGCCAATTTTGTGGCAGGCTCAAGCGCGGCAATGTTTTGCCGGATAGCGTTGGTCTGTTCCTGCTCAAAGTTAATCGGCTTCAACTCAGGAACCTTCGGCTTGCGTCCGCCGAAAAGCCCACCGAGCAAACTACCGGCAGCGGAGATTCCCGCCGCTCCAAGAATTGCTGCACCTAATGCCATAAATTATCCTTTATCAGAACCATTGAGAAAATCCACCGCCGTTCAATCCGACGCCCACCATTCGGATGGTTGCCACAGCGTCACCCAAATACTGCATCGTCTGCTCCTGCACAGCTTGAACAGCTTTGGCTTCGTAGGCCACTGCTTCCTGAATCAAATCGTTCTCCTCCTTGCGAATCGCCATGACCATCAGCTTGATGGCGTCGGGACACGGGGGAATGAGGTAGTCATTAACGC